CAGCAATTGATGCAAATCTTTGAGCAGAACTAACACAAATACCCATTAAGGATAATAGAGTTTGATCTGGTCCTTTAAAAGGTAATTGCATAAACTGATCTTTAATATTTCCACCTGGTACATCGACGTCTCTAAATTCTCCAGGTTGTAAAGGCTGTGCATCATCTCTCATTCTAACACCTCTAGTTTTAAAACCAGCAGGTAAGTTAGCTAAAGTTCCAGCGTCAAGAAGTTGTCTTAAGGCTACAGTTGCTGTACGTGTTAATCCACCGATCATGTGAATTAAACCTAAACCGTAAAAACCTAAACCTGGTAAAAATTTAAAATGTACAAAATAATCTTTTTTCTTTTTTAAAGGATCTTGTTCACCATAGTTTCTTCTAATAGATAAAATTTTACTATTGGCTTCAGCAATAGTTACAATGAAAGGTAATTTGATTCCAGTGGGCTCACCATCTTCAGGGTTAACATCTTCATACCCATCCAAATCTATATCTATATGCATTTCTAAAATAGTATACATGTCTGCAGAACCATTCATTTGAATACCTTCTAGTTCTCTTTCTTTTTCTTTTAAGGCGTCTTCCTGTACTGGCGGTTCTCCCAAATCAATGTCTTTATAAAATCCATTGATTTGTTGTTTACGTAAATCATTTTCTGACATACGAATAACATGGATTACAGCTTCCGCATCTTCTAATGAGGTAGCAGAGTACGGCACGACTAAATCTTCAGCCGGGATAAATTTACTTACGGCTCTACCTAAAAGATCATCATAATAAACTTTTTTAAAAGTAGATCCTGATAGAGGTAAGTAAAATAACATTTGATCAAACTCAGGTTCATATTCTTTCATCTGATCCATAATTTGATAGTTCATAAAATCTTTAACTCTTTTAGATTGATCTTCTTTAGCAATACTTGTGTCACCCATAATTTGAGTTCTAACTGGACCCTCTGCTGGTAATAATTCTTTGTAAGCTTGTGCTTGAAACTGAGTAACTGCTTCTGCAAGTACTGGGTGAGTAACTGAGCTTGCTCCTCTAAAAGGTTCTGTTCTAGTTGTGTACTTAAATCCAAGTAAGTTTAAACCTTCTCTATAACTTTCAGCCCATTCTTGTCTGGACTCTTTATAATTTGCATATTTTTCCATTAACTCTGAAGCTAGTGGATCTAAAACATTATCTTCTAAAAAATCTGCTAAGTTAGCGTTGTGATCTTCTCCTCCTTCGGGAGTCGCGGCGGATGGATCAAATTCTACTTCAGCCCCACCATCTTCATCCATAGTAATTTCTATATTACCATCTGCATTTTTACGTTCTTCTATTTCTTTTTTTTCCTCAATGATAACTTCCTCATCAGGGATTTCTAAAGTTGTAGTAGTATTGGGTAATGATTTATCTATTGTAGCCATATGCTATTCTATACCTTCTCTGTTATTGATTCAACACCTTCTTCGACCGTAGTGCTATCAGGAGTTTGTTTAACTGTCAAACTTTCAATTAATTCATTAAGCATTTTAGGGTCTTTTTTTTCATTAAGAGGCATTGGGTTTTCTTTGGCCCATTGTTTTATTTCTTCTTGTGTTGCAATTGGGTCATCTGGAGTTATTCCTACTTTAGGATCATATTTAACTATTTGTTGAATGTCTGGGTTAAATTTTATGTGTAACATTAATCTGCATATCCTGAATCATATGGATCATTATAGTTACCTGTGTTACTATCCATTCCTCCACTATAGTTATCAGAACCACCTGTCCAATCTTGTTGATTATTTATTCTTTGATCATTTGCCATGGAAGCATTTATAGCATTAAGTGCTGTTTGTCTTTCTGTTGCTTCTGCTTTTTTATCTGCTCTATAATTTTTAAATCTTTTTGCTGCTTTTTTAGCTAAATTTAATGGAGTTGGTATACTATTATATAATCTTGCTAAACCAAAAAGTCCTTCTTTAAGTGAAAGACCAAAACTTAAATCATCGTCGTCTATTGTTCCTTCACCAATGTCTTCTAAATAATTTTTGTTTTGAGTTTTAGGATCGAATTGGGAAGTGTAACCTAGACTTGGTCTAATTCCAGTGATTCCACCTCCATCACCTCCTTGATTTATAATATTTCTTGGTGATGCTACAGATACCCCCGGTACCTCTGGTTGTGTGGTGTTTGGATCATAGTAACCTAACATTGCTAATTGATTTTGAATAGTTGCATCATCATGTCCACCTCTTTTCATTGAATTATAAACACTCATACCTTGTGTATCTAAAGTATCCCACCAGTTAGAACCTTGGTTATAGTTTACTCGACCGCCGTCTTGAAAAGACATTCCATATTCAACTTCACCATAATTATCTTTATCAAAATCTGTACCTGCACCAAAAGTTAAATTTCCTTTAAGTCCAAAAGGATTGTCAATAGTTTTTTCAACACGTGCACTAGTATTTTCAAAATCTGTATTTATATCTCCTGTGTAACCGTCTTTACTAAATCCTATTCCTAAATTTTTTTGATCTTCAAAATCTGTATTAAATTGACCACTTAAAGTTCCATCATTATAATTAACATCTAAATTTTTATTTTTCTCATTGTCCATATAACCTCTAAGACCTAAATCACCCAACATAGCATTAACTTCTATATCTCCAATTAACTCATCTTGTTTTAAAGTGTTAATAGCATCTAACATTGATCTTACTTTAAAATTGTTACCTAAACTAGTATCTACTCCTACAATACCAGTTGGTAGTATAGATTCTAAAATCGGATTATCTTGATATTCAACTACTGGTGCAAAAGTTACTGAAGTACGAGGAGGAGAATTATCTCTTCCTGTTACTCTGTTATTATTATCAGTCTGTTGTTGACTTGATCTATCATCTGCAGGTGCTGTGCTACCATATCCGCGGTCCGCTCTTTCCTGAGCTCTATCTGTTGCTCCCATATCGGCGCCACCGCCTCTGAAACTTTTTCTTTGCATCATAGAACCTACACCACCACCATTGGCTAAATAATTCATCTCTGTAATTTTTCCTGGGTTCTCATAAAGATTTGCTCCAAATCTGTCAACAGCTCCAGTAAGTCCTCCGGCGTCTACAAAATTTCCCACTGCTCCAAATTTCCCATCAAAATCATAAGCACCTCCA